CTAATTATATTATAGTTCCTTAATATACATATGCAACATTAAATATAATAAATGGCCTTGATCAAATTAACAGATATTTCAACTACAAAGCTTGATAATGCTTCTCTCAAACAAGGGTATCTCTTTAAAGATTTATTTTTAGATTTAAAAACTTCAGTTTACTATAATAAGCAGTTAAATAAAAACTCTGTGTTAAAAGATGTACAGGGATTGTTTGACGAAAACTCTATACGCAATAGTATAACAAATATATTTTTGACTGCACCGGGTCAAAAGATATTAAGCCCTGAGTTTGGACTAGATTTAAGACGGTATTTGTTTGAACCTATTTCTAATTTTAGTGCTTTTTCTATAAGAGACGATATAAGAAATAGATTACCTGAAATGGAGCCAAGGATAACTGTTAATAATGTAGTAGTTATTCCAAATCCAGATCAAAATGAATATAAAATAAATATGCAAATCGATATTCCTTCACTAGATGTATATGGTATATCTATAAGGTCGTCATTAAATAACAACGGATATATTATATTTTAATTATGGCTACTCCTAATAACAACGACAATGAATTTTTAGATTTTAGCTTACCGCAAAATGCTTATGTAGCATTTGATGCTGTAAGTTTAAAAGATTATATAGTAAACAGGTTAAACACGAATGAAAAGTTTACAGATCAAAATTACGATGGAAGTAATTTAGCAGCTGTTATAGATATTATAGCTTATTCCTATCATGTTCTATTATTTTATTTAAATCAAAATGCTGCTGAAGTTAATTTTGATCAAGCATCTATATATGAAAATATGAACAAGATTGTTAAGCTAATAGGTTATAAACCTGCTGGTAAGCAAACTTCAATTGTACCTATAAACGCGATAGGGTCAGCTGATATGGCTATAGGTAGTTACACTATTAAGAAAAATTCATACTTTTTAGCAGATGGTATTCAATATAATTTTATTGATGATTATTCTTTTAACAAAACTGTTACAGGAAGTGAAGTGTTAAAAAGTTTAAATGACTCAGTAATACTTTATCAAGGTTCAATAAAAGAATATCCAGATTATCGCGCTCAAGGAGAAGAGTTTGAACTACTTCCTATAGTGGTAAAAAATATAGTAGATAGTAATGATAATAAATTTATAGCGGACAATACTATTGACGTTTATGTTAAGGAGGCTACTGATAGTACTTATTACTTGTATAAAGAGGTTGATAGTTTATATCTATCAGACTCAACAGATAGAGTATATGAAAAGCGTTTAAACGAAAATGGTTTTTATGAAATTAAATTTGGAAGTGGTGTATTTGGTAAAAAATTAAATGCTGGTGACGTAGTTTCGGTAAATTATATTCTATCAGATAATACTGAAGGTATAATTAGTAAAAACGTTATTAATGGTAATAAACTATTTAATTATGATTCATTAAGGCAAAGACAAATTTTTAATGATACATTTGCTAATAAAGACGAAACTACATTTATTAATGTTTCTAATAGTTCTTTATTAACTATTAATAATCCGCAAAATTCTACTTCTTTATCAGATGAAGAAACAGTAGAAGAGATTAGAAAAAATGCTCCTAAAGCTTTTTCATCTCAATTAAGATTAGTTAATGAAAATGATTATGAAGCGTTTTTAGAAAAAAATCTAGCTAATGTAATTAATAGTATATCTGTAGTAGATAATAACTCATACATAAATGAGTATATTCAATATTTTTATGATATTTGTGTTGATCCTAATAAAGTAAATAGAGTCTTAATTAATCAAATTAATTTTGCTGATTCATGTGATTTTAATAATATTAATATATTTTGCACTCCTAATTTTAAAGTAACACAGGATAAATTTTTTCCTCCATACTTATCTGAATCTTTCAAAAATTTAATAGTTGATACTTGTAAAGATAGAAAAATGGTTTCTAATACGGTTGTACCTAGAGATCCTATTTATATGGCGTATGGCTTAGGCTTTACCAATTCATCTAGTTTAGATTTAGATTTATTAGATAACACTTCGTTATATGTTGTAAGAGAGATTAATAATAAAATTAATAAAGATACTTTAAGCGAAAGAACAGCTGCTTTAATAAGATCGTTTTTTGATCCTTCTAACAATAAATTGGGTCAAAATTTAAGTTTCAATAAATTAACTAATGATATTCTTTCTTTAGAGGGAGTTAAACGTATCTATACTAAGAATGAATTATCAGGAGCTAGTATAGATACTGTTTCGTTTCTATCTTTTAACCCTACATATGAGACTAGTGATATATCATTAGTCAATCAAGATATTACTTTACCGTATTTTAAATTTCCATACTTATATTCACCTCTTTCATTAACGAATAGAATTAAAGTTATAGATGAGTAATATTAAAACAGACTATGCTATTTTCGATGTCGTAGATTATAAAGGTGAAGCGAAACTTTCATCATATAATTTAGATATAACTCCTCTTACCTTTAAAGCAAGAATACCGGAAGATGATAGTAGAGAAATTCCTTTAAATGATCAAAAGGTAACTTTTGATTTTGGAGATGGTACTTTTGGTAATAGCATTAGTAGTACACATTTTTACCAATACCCTGGTGAATATACTGTTAGAATGGTTATAAGGGATTGTAAAAATAATTCTATTTTAGCTTCTTATAGCGATTCAGTTCATATTAAAGATTATATTACTAATACTTTTTCTCTAAGTATGCCTCCTGGTGATATATCTTCTTCAAAACCAGTTTTGGTTTTATCTGCAGGTGAGATATCAGGTCCTATAACAGTGACTTCACAAACCCCTTTTTATCAAGATTTTCAAGATATATATTATAGCGTCTCGGGAAGTGATTACAAAAATTATTTTAATCTCTCTAAAAATAAATTTAACAGTTTAGAAAAATATTTTTCAATATACGAAAGAAATTACTTACCAACACTTTCTAGTTTTGAATATGTTGAGATAGATAAAATTTCTCTATCTTCAGTAGATATATATGCTAAGATGACAGGTGATGGTACTTTAGTTTCTGGACTAAGTACAAGTTTATCAAGTGTATATGTTGGAAGTTCTGGCACTAAAGAAATTTACGTAAAAGCAGATGATCAAACAACTCCTATAAATTTATCTTTCTTTAAAGATAGAGAAAATATATTTTCTAATAGTTTAAAAGGATATAAAAATAATAATTATACTAATAATTTTGATATAACTTTATCTTCTTTCATTAGTCCTACTTCTGGTCAAACATTAAGTGCAATTAAATTCAGCTCTAATGGTATAAATGGAGAAGGAATTGAAAAAGAGCCATTTGCTATAAGCCCTACTCAGTATAAAGGTTTAGATATTCCGTTTGTTATTACTCCAGTCAATAACGATAATTTTACTATGAAGGCATTATCAGCTGGTAATCCTACTTTTGTAGTATTATCAGGAGCTACTAGTAATGTATTCAACAATGATAATATAGTTCAGTCTTCTTACTATACCATATCTAATTTAGCGAATACCCTTTCTTCTTTAAATACTGATTTCTGGTATAGAGGTGCTCTTACCTTTAATGATAATTTATCGGCATCAGCAACCAGATTAACTTTAAGTGCAAGAAATCAGTATGCATTTAATACAAATAGTTCTTTACTTTCAACAGTAAACGGCTTAGTAACTTTAACTGCATATCCTAAAGATTTTTACAACTTCTATAAGCATAACGAAAATTTTGATTTTGAGCAAAATATAAAAGATATGAGATTTCAAGAAATCTTGTTAGATAAAAATATCTTTTTTGATGACTTTATTGGTACTATTTTTGGTAATGTAAGCAGTAGATATGATTTACTTGGTAAAAAATTATATGAAAAGGTATTTAACTTTGTATCAAATAATGCAGATATTGATATGTGTGATATTAATTCATTAATAAGTTTAGCTTCACTAACTGATGATAATGGAATAGTATTTGATAGAGCATTAGCTCAAGAACCAGAACAAGTCAAAAGATTTATAGATACTCTAAGTTTAAGTTATAATAAATTTAGAGGAAGTAAAAATAAATTTGATGAAAACTTTGACCCAATGGGTACTACTACTAAAGAGATTCATGGTAAGAATCTTGGACCAGAAATTAATTCATTAACATATGAAGTTACTGCTGGTCATGATTTAGTAGCTTATGAAAAATTTAGTAATACCTATCTACGTTTAAATACCTTTCAACCTTTAAGTGCTTTAAGTGGAATAAATTCAGGCGGCGTTCCTCGAAACTCTAATACGTATATGTTAAGTGATTATGATAATTCAAATTTAACTTACCCTTCAAGTGGAGGTGATAATTGGGGATGGGGATTAATTTTGCCTAATTCTTATACTATAGATACAGTTAATACTTTTTATGAGTTTTATTCTTTATCTGCAGTTACAGATAATACTATATTTAGCGGATTAATTGATTATAATAATGGGTTAACTACAGTAAGCTTTAATGAACCATTAAGTAGCTTAGAAGGAGAAGATAATATCTTTGATATTAATATACGAAACTCTTTATTTAGTAGTCTATCCTTGTTTTAGAGATAAATATGTTTAATGGATAACATTACTACAGGGTTTCCAAATGTAAACCAATCTATAACTAATCCTAATGTAAATAGCGACGAAGCATTAGATAAATTTACTCCATACTCGTTTTTGCAATTTATTGAAACGGTAAGTGAAAGTTATAAGCCCGAAACTTTAACAGCTTTCTATAATAATTATCTAAATGAATGGAATACTAGAAACACATCACTAGGTACAAGCAATCAAGAGTTAATTTTAGATAGATATAGAGATTTCTTAAAAGATATAACGTTAAACTTTTCATCTAATGCTGAAAGAAAGTTTTTAACACAATTAGATTTTACAGACAAATACGACATGCAAATTGCAATGTCGTTTTTCAGTAAAAAAATTAGAAATATTATATCTTATTATAAGAAAAAAAGAAATAATCTACATTATTCCCTTACTAAGAGTAAAGTTAAGGGAAGTAGTATAGGTATAGAGCAAGCTTCTAAAGATTTAATTATAGACTTCTTAGAGAATAGAGATACAGGCAATATTGATTATAACATAGAAGATATAAAAACCAATCTATCTGTATCATTAACTGAGTATTATGATAATTTTGCTCAATATTTTAATAGAGAGCCAGATGCTAAAGAATATGGTGCTAATTATAAAGAGTATGAACCTGGAGTTATACCTAAAGGTAGTAATATATTCAAAGATCTAGAAGGTGATTTAATTAATAGTCTTTTTTCCTCAGTAGATAATGAATTATCAAATCTAAAGGAATTAGATAAAGTTTTAAGCTCTAAAAAGAAACAAACTGAAAAATTTATAGGTTCTGATTTTTATTATTTGTCTACAGATAGTAATGGTAATTCAGATATTGGTATTCTATTTGAATCTGAAAAGCCTTATGCTAATTTTTTAAATCAGAATTACCCTTCTACCGCTTCCATATTTTCCGATCAAATAATAAGTGAAAGAGATTTGGGATTTTTTAAACCTAGCAATACTTCTATAGTCACCATACAAGGTAAAAAAATTGATTTTTTTAAAAAATCTGAATATAAACCTAATCAATTTTATATATTTCCAGATCCTAATTTATATACTAATAATGATTCTATTCTAACTTTTATAGTAGATACTTCAACTTCTATTAATAATAGAAGTAAAGGTATAGCTACTAATCAACCTAATTCCGATAAAGAAAGCACAAACTTTTTAGGTTATTCATCTGAAATCGAAAAAGAAAGAAATTTAGATACTAATTTATCATATCTTTATGATGAAGGGTATATAGATGATAGCAAAAAAGATATTTTTGGTAATATTTTCGGTTTAGTTAAAGATAACAATTATTATAGAAGTAACTTACAATTTGAAGTACCTAAGCATATTAAAAATTTAGTTCTAAATGGCTATGTATTTTTCGATGATTTATATAATGAGGGATATCAATTTGACTATGATATAACTGATAGCACTACTTTTTCTGAAACTATAAGATCTGGTTTAGCTGGATTTACTAACGGATTTAACGCTCCTGGTGATCAATCTCCAGATTTACCATTATCTTCTTATTTTATATTTGGTAGATTTTTTGCTCCTTATCAAGAGTTAATTCAGCCTTCTAATTATCTTGAAGTAGATTATACAAGACCTGAATCAATTACTTTTGATGCAGATGTAAAAGAAGGAGCATACTTTAGATTTTCAGATACAGAAGCATTAGCTGATCCTGTTAGATCAGGTTTAAGTGCATTTAGTGAAAGCGCAGATCAATTTTATTTTTCAGAGTTAGTAGAAGCGGGTATAGGTTATTACGATGGTGGAACGACAGTAATAAGAGCTTTAAGTGATGATACTGGTCCGGGTACTGCATATAAACCTGGTGTAGCTCTCTACAAAGGTCTTTCTGGTGATTTTACTTACAATGTTAGATTATCAGGAGGTAACGGAGTAAAAAACTATGATGGTTCAAGATTTACAGATAATATTATTTTTAACTATACTCAAGCTGATGAAGGATTTTTATATAACGACACAGTAGATTCAACTAGTGTAACTAATTTTGATACAGTAGATACAGCACAAGAATCTACTTTTGATAGAAAAAAACATTTAGGTAAAATATATATTAAAAATATTAATGAAAATAATAGCGCTCCTGCTGTAAAAGAACTTACTCAAACTTTAGATTATCTTTCAGGTAAATATAACACTTCTATTTGTCACGAGTTATCGAATAAAGTGGTAGATTTTGATATATTATATGATACTCTGTTTATCGAAACTAGTTCATTTTTGGTTACAGAAAGAACATCTTATCAAAATAATAAATTTGTTACCCCTAATACATTTACAAGTACTTTAAATATTAACACTAATTTCTTTGATAAAGTAAGTAATAGACTTAAGGTTGGAAGTGATGTTTATTATTGCAGAATTCAAAAAGAACAGCTTACATTCAAAAATATTAGACTATATCCTTCAATATTTAAATATAGTTACACTGAAGATAAAACTGAGCAAATATTTCCTACTACGGGAAATAATGCTAATAATTGTATGTTTAATCTATCCTCATTTGACTCAGTTTATATAGAAAGCGGTAAACCTATATTAACTTATAATAGTGATAATGAGCAATTTAATTTAGCATTTTTAATCAAAGATCTTAATAAAGGTCCGTTATTAGTAAATTATCTTTTTGAATATAAGGATAGCATAAACTTCTTACACACTTCTACTTTTAGTAGTAATAATAGCAGATTTACAGATAGCTTTACAACTAATGGAGAAGCTGATTTAAGTAATGCATTCTTTACTTTATCATCTTCAACTCCTACTTTATCAACCTCTAAACTACCTCTTTCTTCAGCAGCTTTAATTCTATGAATACATTTACCTTATCTGTTTCTTCTACAAAGGAAGATATGAATACTGAACAAACTTTAAATCAAATAGATTTGTTTGATTTTACTGAAGTGACTTTAGATATATCTAATATATACACAGAAACGTTTCCTGCATACGTTACTATAAACTGGGGCGACGGTTCTGACGTATTTAACCCCGATATTAAAATTTTTAGAGATTATAGAAAGGAATCAATTTTCCCAGAATTAGAAAAAGGAGCAACTCCAGTTACATTTAGTACAAATTATAAGCATAAATATTACCCTTCTTCATATGCTCTAAAAAAAGCTATTATCTTTAAAATGAATATAGGTTATATTACTGGTGAAACTTTACGAGTAAATGTACCTATGGTCATTAATTCGCAAAGTTATTATGAAAATGTAGATGATCTAGATATTATGGGTGTAGATCTACTAAATGATGACAATAATAGTTCTAGAATAACTCTACTATCAAAGAAAAACAATTATATAGTTCAATTTGATAACAAATCATATAAGGAGAATACAGAATAAATATATAAAATGGGTTGTTTATTGAAATCAAGTTTAAGTGCTTTAAGCTCTGTAGAAGCTGATTGTTGCCCTACTGATCTAACATTAGATCAATATAGGCAGACATATAATGGCGGATTTTCATTAAATTTTATATCTGCTTTGTCAGGGATTCAAGATTTTAAAAACTTAAATTTTACTAATTTTTATCTTACTAATGAGTATCTTCTAGATGAAGTGACATCAGTAAAAGAGGTAAAAGTTAAACCTAGTTCGTTTTTTACAACCTTTAACTTTACTACCTCAAGTAGTAATTTTTTAATATTTAAAAATGCATCGCTAAGCGCTTTTAAAACGAGTGATAATATAGATAATTCACAATTTTATGGTAAAACTTCTTTTACACCTAATATTGAATCTGCTAGTGATTTTGAAATAACCTTTGTAGATGATTTTATTTGTAGAGTCAGTACAGTTGTTAACAATATTAGGTATTTTTTAATAGTTAGTGATGACTCTAAAGATATTGAAAATAACAGAAACGTACTATTTGTATCAGAAAATAAAATTTCTTCTACTGGTAGAAATTTAGAATATAATCTTTTAAAATACAAAAGAGAAAGTTATATAAATTTATTTTCTCAAAAGACTGATGGAAAATACTCTATAATAGGTACAGGAGGAAATCTTGTTGCTAAGTTAATTGATAGTACATCAAAACCTAATCAATATTATGTGAGTAATAATTCTATTAGGCTCAATCAAGAAGTTAATTTAAATATACCGTCACCATACAATACAAGTTTTATTACGTATACTAATAAAGGAACTATAGACAATGACAAAAGTGATTTTCATCTACCATCAAATTACTTACTTTATAGTTCATCGAATAATAATAAATTGGATTTTAATTTAATTAATTTAAAGAATATAGTTAATACACAAGAGCAGTTTACTTCTTCTAATAATCTTTTATCTACTTCTGAAACTACAATCTTTAGTCAAAATTTAAGAAGATATACTTCTATTTTATCTGATATAGATAGTGAACGAAATGAAACTTTATCTTTAAACTTTGTATATGATAATTATGATATAAAGATAAAACCTGGAACTACATTTTTTACTACACCATCCTCTATGGCGCCATTTAATAAATTAAATATCAATGATACTAAATTTACTAAGTGTGGTTCGTTTTCCTTCAAGAGGCCTGATTTATCTGATAGAGTTTATAAATTAGACGATGATTCAATAGTTGATGATGATGTAACGTATTTATGTACTTGGTTATCTGGTGGTATAGGTCAAGAAGGAATATGGGTTGATAGATATTATTATCCAGATTATACGACTAAAGAAGCTGCTTTAGCTGCATCTCCAATTTTTAATGTAACTTATGAAAAGAGTGTAGAAAAATTAATAAAAAATAATTCTACTTTAAAAAATTCAATTAAGAAAAAGATGTATTTTGATAAGAAGAGTGATTTAACTTTCGAACCACAAAGAAGATACAAATATGTTAGAGTTTCAAGAAATGACTTTTTAAGAAAGTCTCCTACTAATTTCTGTAAAACTGCTCGTATTAATAATAAAGTAAATAATTACTTTAACACAATTAACGAAAATGGTGGTTTCAGCTTAGGCTTTACTTATCAAAACGAAGCCGGTGATTTTACACTATATTCAGAAAGCAATGATATTAATGGAGGATTTAGCTTTACTAAAACTGGTGATGAAGTGCTTTTTGAATTTAAAATATTTGATAATAGTACTGAAGGAATTTCAATTGAAGATCGTTTAGATAAAAATACTTTTATAACTATCTTTAATTTAGATAAGTTTGAAAAAAATAATATTTTCCTATCTTTTAACGCTATAGAAGGTGTTTGTAGTTTATATTTAAATACTAATGTAATATTTTCATTTAATATTAACGCGTATCAAATATTTACTAAGAAGATTTTATTTGGTGATATATTTTTAAAGTGGCCTAATAATAAAAGAGAAATTCTATTTAATGACGCTACTAATAAATTGTTTATTAATAATCTTTATCTAACCTTAAAGCCTTTAGAAAAATATCAGGAATTAGGATACATTTTTGGTACTAATATCGATAATATTCAGGATTTATCAATTTCGTTACCTTGTGGAATGAGAAACTTAACTGATAAAATTAATTTTCTTAATTCTATTAATACTAATCTTAAAAATAAGAGTAATATTATTGATATTAATATTAAAAATTTAAATATCAGTACTAATGTAGCAGATGAAGTAAGAGATATAATGTTGAGTAATATAAAAAGCTCGTTACCTAAAACTGCTGTTATAAACGATATAAATTTTATTGACTACAAATGATAGACTATTTTAAATATACTAACGGCGATTCCTTTACTTTAAGTGGATTCGATTATAGTGGCTTGTTTACTATACATGAAGGAAAAGCTTTTACTGGTAAATCTTTTAATACTACTTCTAAGTTATTAAGTAGTAAAAATACCTTTTTAACTAATTGTTTTTTAAACAAATTTGAATTTGATAGAACAGTATCTATAGAGAATACTAATATATTAAAGCAACCTTCTATATCACCTAGAAACGTAATAGATCAAAATTTTATTGATACCAATTTACAAATTTTGAATATGAATAATTTAATTATATATTCAAAAAATATTATTTCTAATCCTGATTTATTTGATTTCTTAAATTCAATAGAAAATGAGGATAGCTACTTTTTAGGTCTATCCAGTGGTAAAAAAGATTTAAGGAATGATGATGAAAAAGTATCTAAATCAAATAGCACACCTATACAGATTGATCCCTTTAGTTTTACTGAAAACGTTCCCGGGTTAGATGTTTTAGATGATACTATTGATAGTATGATTTTTATTTACGATGATAAATCTTTCAATTATTTTACAACTACTTCAACTTCATCATACACTTTTTCAGGCACATTCGCTACAGGAGGTAGTCTTATAAGATTAGAAGAAGATGTATTTGAAGGTGCACAAAGATTTAGTTATGATAATAATACCGATACTTTATATGCATTAGAAAAAACTACTGAATCGTTTATTTTAAAATTATATGATAATAGTTTTGTAGCTCCGTGTAGAGTATTGAAGCTAGTAGATCAAATTACTTTAAACGATAATATAATAGACAATAAAGTAAGTCTTGGAAACAATATTTTAGGTTATAGATATACTGAAAGTGAAGTTATAGAAAAAGATGAAGAGGGTAATCCTATAAGAGGCCGCGAGCATGGTAAAAATAGACTAGAACAAAATTTAAATAATAATGTTAATGCACCACCTAAAATTAAAATAGTTAATAAGTATACTTTTGAGCTTATAAACACTATAGCTTCATCTAATCCACAAGAAGAAATTTTAGAATTTGATATAAGAGATTCTGATGATTCCTTATTAATACTAACTTCATTAGAGGGATTTGACGCAGAAGAATTTTATATTTATCATTTAGATATTGATAAGGTATCAGCAGCTGATGGAGAATATATACTTCCATTTAATCCTAAACCATTAACTAGATTTAAACCTGAAGTTGTCTATAATGCAAAACCTGAAGTAGTTAATATTTACTTTTCGGGTAATGATTCTAATATTTTTATAATAGATGATGAAGGTGCTATATCATCAAGATTTATTTCAAATCCTGAAAATGTAGCGGGGTTTCCTTCTAATAAAAATTTACTTTATCTAGAAGATATGTTTTTTGATAGTACATTAGAAAGATTTGATAAAATACAAAAGAAATTTAACTCTAATACCCTACCTTCTAATAATTATAATAATTTAAATTTCTTAGTAGGTAAAAATAGTACAAAGTTATTTTATACGCTTCATAATATAGGAAGAATATACCTAATGGAAGAAAGTAAACTACTTTATAAGAATTTTGTTCCTTTAGATTTAGAAAATTTATACGAAAAAATTATTAGTTGTGAGTCTAGTTTAGGAATATCAGTCAATAGCGAATTACAGAATATTATTAAAGATACTGTTAATGTATTTTTAAACGCAAGTGTAATACCTTTCGCAGAAATAAGAGAAGGTATTCCTGTATTAGGTAAATTTGTATCATATGAAGGTATAGATATTAATTTTAGAGATTTAGAGTTTCATGATAATGAAGAAGTAAATTATGATACAGTTTCAAGAGTTTTTGATCAAATTTATAAATTGCAAGAAACTGTCTTTAATATTATAGTTTCGCAAGATGATAATGATGATGAATTAGATACAATTAATATAAATCAATCAGATGAAATACAAGAAAATCTATATACTTCAGGTGGCGAATTAGTTTTAACTGATACTGGTGAAGAGTATATTGGATTTTATCATATACATCCTGATAAAGGACCTATGGTAGGACCTCTTCATATAGCTGAAGCACACCCATACTTAACATTTATAAAACAAGTTAATATCAATCAAGTAGAGATAGTTGAAGGTACTGAAGCCATTCAAGATGAAGTTGTAGTTGAAGAAACTACATCAGCTCCAAACCAGCAACTGCTAAATAGAGGATCAGACAACACGCCTAGTAGATCAAATACAAGTAGTGGTAGTAGTGGAGGTTCATACTAAATAAGATTATGGCAAATAGAGGAGAAAGTCTAGAAGGATTAAGAATAGCGGATTACTATTCTTCTTTATTACATCCTGTAACTAGTTTAGATATCAAACTACCTACTAATAAACAAATTTTTGATGGTGTGGGAAATACTACTGGTCTTTCTTTAAGTACTGACAGTACTGGTAATAGCAGAGTAGTTATTAATAATTACATATACCCTAAAGGCTATAATACACAAACTGAATGGTTAGATGCATTTTACCCTATAGGTAGTATTATTTTAACTGTAACAAACGATGATCCTTCAAAAAGAATAGCTGGTACTAAATGGGTGTTAGAAAGCCCTGGTAGATTTTTTGTAGGTGTTGGAGGAACTGATAAAGTTTTTTCTCCTGGTTCTAATGGAGATGAAACAGGTGACAAAATTGGAGCATTTACTGATAAATTAGGATCTAATAACCTACCAGCACATACACATGATTTTAATGTACAGACTACTACTCGTAGCATTAATAGTAATGAAGACCGAACTCATGGTAGTGGTACTTTAAAAGTATTTAGCTTTTTCTTCGGTTCTAATGTAAATCCAAGAAATCTTACTGAAGAAAAAAATTACAACCCTGCAGCTGCTAGTTTATTACCTAACGTTTCTAATAACCCCTTCTCATATCTTTTAGGTCAAGATGAAATTGAAGCTTTTCAAAATAATAGTACGTTTAGTGGACAAACTAACTATAGAGATTTTTTAATTAAAAAAAGACACGATGAAGGATATAGATATACAGATGAAGATTTTAATCCTAGATTAGGTAACTTTTCTTTACAAGGCTGGGGAGGTAGTTTAGTGGGAGGACCAGGATGGGCTGGGCTTCTGAATAGTAATATACCTAATACAAAAATTTTTATAACTGATAGTCCTCGACCAGTAGGTGCTGAATGGGTATCGGGAGGTATATCAATACAACAAGCTGATTATGATTCTAGAGATAGTGATAGAGTGCACCCAGGTACATTTAGTTCAGTAGATTTAATAAAAGCACGTAATATTATTATAGACGTATTAGGTCGCGACGAAGCAGCTATAGCTCTAGAAGGAGTTGATAGATTAAAAGAATTAAATGAAGAAGTTAGTAGTGCACAATTAGGTAGTTTATATATTAATGCACAAATTAAAGGATCTACTACTATTCCTAGTTCTAATCAAGGTAGTACTCAGCAACATAATAATATACCTCCAAGTTATGGATTATATGCCTGGAGAAGAGTTCCTTATGATTTAAATGAACCTAATACAGAAATAGGAGGAGGTACGCAAATTATTGAAGCTAATCCTACCTTTAGGGCTGTAGTTACTGAAAATAAAGAAAATTTAAATTTAGCAGAATGGGCTTTAGATAGAGGGTGGAATGGGGTAGATAAGGCTATTATTACTATTAGATCAGGAGTTTACATATATTCTGATGATATGGATAGACCAGCTTTAACTACAGGAGATTGGCCTGGTGGATTAAGACTTATAAATAATGGATTTATAATGGGAAGAGGAGGTGACGGGGGATCTTACGCAGCAGGTAGATATCCTAATCTATCATGGTCTATAGGCGCGCCTCCTGGAAAGAATTTATGGGATGGCTGGGATGGAAGCGATGCTATCTTTATTAATACTACAGATAGGATCACTATTACTAACCAAGGTGCTATTGCTGGTGGTGGCGGTGGTGGCGCTGGTAGTGGTACCGGTAACTTCGGTGGTGGTGGAGGCGGAGCCGGTGGTGGTAAAGGTGGTGTCGGATCATATGTCAATGTTAATAAATTACCTGGTGAACCAAATGCATGGGAATCGGGTGGTGAAGGAGGCGCTCCTGGTTTACCTGGTGGTGATGGAGGTCAATGGAGAAACCTACCTATTACTACAACCATAAGGAGACCGGATAATCCTGATGCTTACTTTGGTGGTGGCGGCGGTGAATCTGGTGGTGCAGGATCAGGAGGATATCAACGAAGTGGAAATGATCCTCATGGTGGAGGAGGTGGCGGTGGTAGAATACTAACCGCAAATGCAAAAGGCGGTACAGCAGTTAATCCTAATAGTGAGATATATGGGGGAGGACATGGCGGAGATAGTAATGAGCCTGGTGAAACTGTAAGCTCAACAACAAGAAGTAA